CACGGCTTTCGCGGAGGCAAAGTATGCACAAAGAGTCATCAATAACAACCCCAAAACCGGTCTTGTGGCAGTTTATTCCAAATGGGGGTTCGCCCCAACTAGGAACAGATGCCGCACCCGATTTAGGTTGGAACTGGGTGTCCGACGGTGCAGAAACGCCGAACTTCTTTAAAATGAAGCGAAGTGGCCAAATGCTCCCTGCAAATCCTTATACGACTACGAAAGTAGAAGTACTGTCGTCTGCGATCTCAGGATCCGCCAAGACTGAATCTGGAGATGTGTGGGAGTATCGTGCAGATAGTGGCATGGATGCCAAATACTGCACTAGGCTTGACGAGGCCTTAATGGCATCGATCATGTCTGAGATGGATCCGAATTTCGATAAAGCTTTGCAAGCGGCGGTTTCGTCGTTAGCGCAGCGTTATTTCGATTTGGGAACCTTTATTGCGGAGCTCCGTGAAACCATATCAAGTTTCAAGGGTTTGCTCAAACGGTTCATCAATCTCTTTACCAAGAGATCGTTTAATGATTGGGCTAACGCCTGGTTAGAGTACCGTTACGCATGGCGTCCTTTGTGGAGCGACATCAAGTCGTTCGTCGAGGCTACCAATGGGCTTAAACACCCTCCTGGTTATGTCTATAAAGAACGTAAAGGTGAATCATACTCTTACAACGAAACGTCTTCGCGACGTGTCGAAAACGTAAGAGTTACGACGAAGGTGACTGCGTCGTTGAGTATCCGCGGAACCGCGGAGACTCTTATAGAACCATCTCGTTTCCGAGTTGCTCCTTTCACAGTCTCGTGGGAGGCGACCCGTCTTTCATTTATGATCGACTGGTTCATCTCGGTTGGAAGTGCCCTTGCCTCACTTGAGGCACTGGTTGAATTCCCGGACTTGCAGACTTCTGCAGGTTACCAGCTTCAAGTTAGGGTCGTCGACACCGTCGATGATTTCCGAAACCCAGCTTGGTCAGGGACTTTTAGCGGTAGCCACGTGGCTATCGGTTATAAACGTAGTCGGTTTCCTTTGGACGTCGACACTACCCCTCAATTTCAGTTTAACTTTGACCTAGCAAAGCTGCTAGATATGTTGCTTATAGCGACACAGAGATTCCGCTGAACCTATCACTTGTAGGTATACCTACTAATTCGGAGATTATAAATATGGCCGTTATTGCCACAACTCTCACTGAATTTGCCGATCAAGGCAATTCCCGTACTTACGCCGTAGAAGGGCACACCGCCCTTGCGCCGCGTCTCGTCATCCAGAAGCGTAAAGTTGTCACAGCGTCTGCTAGTGTCGCCGAAACCGGAGTGAAAATTGTCTTCGGTCTAGTCGATACTGACGGTCTGCCGTTAGCTTCTAAAGCTACTATGGATGTCGTGTTCCGGGCGCCACTCGTTGGCACAAGCGGAGCAGTGTTCAACACCGAACTTGCGCTACTGCGTGAAATCGTCGCTTCCGACAGTTTCGCCGCCGCTTTAACAAGCCAGTCTTGGATCAAATCAAACTGATCTGATGCTGCTTTATAGCCCGTAAACATCCTATACAGGAGTGTATCATGAGCAATTCAGGTACAATCGACATCTGGCAAATCGCCAATTGTTTTCTCGCAGACCGGAAGTCCACGATTAACGAGACATCGTTTAATTACCTTAAGGGCGCATTACGTGCCCGCGATGTTTTGAAGATTGTGAATTTCTCAGTCAACCCCCTTATGCTTCGCTTACAAGAGTACAGGACTCTCAGTCAATTCGTTGCGTTTTTCTCAAAGAACGCCACGTTTACTGACGACGCCCGGTGTACGGTCGCCGCTGAAAAGCGGTTTATCGAAGCCGAAGTGCTATGTCGTTTAACAAACAAGCGACTACGGTACTATGCGTCACATCCCGAAAGAGATGTTTTCTTGCCAGAGATGGTCAAGATGAAAAAAGAACTTAGTATACTATTAGGTTCTCCTGTAACAATGTTAAATGGAATTCCAGATAACATAAGGTTGACGTCAGGTTCCACTGAGGACACCTCGCGTGCACAATCGCTGCCTTACCTCAAAATAAGGAAGGTAGTTTCATGTACGCCGGGTGCTATCCCGTTCGTTAGTGCCCTTGCTAGACACTACGGTGTTGAACCAAGGATCAGGACTGTCGAGGCAAATAGACTCTGCCTCGTTCCTAAAAATGCGAAAACGCATCGAACTATCGCTGCTGAGCCACAAGGAAACCTTCCTTTTCAACTCGGCATTGATACGTACCTGAAGGCCAGACTAGGCCGTTGGGGTATCGATTTGCACTCGCAACTTCGCAACCAGGAACTGGCCCATCTCGGGTCCATTACTGGCGAATACGCTACCATTGATTTATCGATGGCAAGTGACACTCTGTCACGTGCGCTCGTTGAACTCCTCCTGCCTAAAAAGTGGGTTGAGATTCTTACCCGCCTACGGAGCCCCTGTTACAAGGGACCGTTCGGTGTTGGAGAGTACCAAAAGTTCTCTTCTATGGGTAATGGGTACACCTTCTCATTGGAAACGGCGATCTTCGCTGCGGCCATAAGAAGTTGCGGAATAACTGACTACGCGGTATACGGTGATGACATCATCGTTCCTACTGCCAAAGCAGGCGAAGTTATTAAACTTCTACGCCATATCGGCTTTCGCACGAACAGCGACAAGACCTTCACCGAAGGTCCATTTCGCGAATCATGCGGCGCCGACTACTACCGAGGAACAGCCGTGAGGCCATTCTATATTCGGAAGCACAGTAGTCTGTTAAAGACAGATGTAGCCCACATTGTTAATGGGTTGTATCGTGTCGGAGACGTTGGCGGTGAACTTTGGAAGCTCGCGCTTGGGATTTCCCAGGCGTGGTCCTTGCCCTATACTCCGTGTGGCGTGAATACCAGCAATGGCGTTCATATCACGTGGAACGAATGTCGTACCAACGGATTGGTACAGTCAACAGGGTGGATATACCACTGTAAGCAGCTAGTCGCTGCCTCAGATGCTCCCAAAGTTAGAGCGTTGCACGGGTTAAAAGCCTTGCTATACTCTTCTTACTTTAAGAATCAACAGTCCGGGTGGACCGTGAGGTTTACTCCAAGTGCAACGAAAATCGTGAGATTTACGGAAGCACCAGAAAAGACGAAGGGACTCATACTTACTCAGAAAGTACGTACGAGACGTTTGCCTGTTTGGGAACAACAACCCACGCCGGCAACAGCACACATCGATATTTTGACTAGTTGGCTTAAACTCCAATTTGCTTGATGTTGACGTAAAAGGCGTCCTGCCGCCAAAAGCCGCAGGAGCCCGTGTTCGGAGAGATTAATCACCT